GTACTTTGCCTAAACCACTCTGGTCATTCTCTTCGATAGCCTCTTGCATCAACCTGTTCCATGTTTCCATGTTAGTCAGGGTTCTAGCTGCATAAGGGTTTATGTCACCATCGGAGAGCATAAGGTGTTGAACCAACATGTACTCACTAAGAGACATGTCTTCACCCTTTTCCTTACGTTCTTCGATAATAGCTGCTATAGTTTCAGGTGGTAGACCATCCTGATAGGCTTGATTGATAGCTAAGGCGTAGTCAAAGTTGAGACTTTCGTTCTTAGCTATAACCTCTGAGCTATTGTCACCTACCTCACGTTCAGCCTCTATCTGGTCTACAGGTAAATCTGTAGCGATAGAAATCTCTTGAGCCTTAGTCCTTTCGACTTGGCTCCTAGAGTTGTAAGGTTTACTGATCTGAGGACCAATGAGAGATTCCCTGAGGATTTGCTCATTGATTATCTGATCAGTAAGTGTTAACAAAGATGTCATGGGCAGTTATTTACCATATTAGAGACATGAAAAAAGAACCAACTTAGGTCTCATTTAAATTAAAGGTAGGGTAGCGCTTTAAGTGCCATGTTGTAAACCTGAAAACCTAACTGAGACTCCATAGAGAACATTTGAGCACGTCCTTGAAGATATGCGGCCTGTCCTGTTAAGGCAGTATATTGAGTGCTTAGTCCTGACATCATAGAACCGTAGCCTAAGTTAGCCCCTAATTGAGAAGTAAGAGAAGACATACCACCTAGGTAACCAGAGCCACTTAGCTGTTGTTGGGCTGCTGCTTGTGCTCTAGCTCTACTTCTAGCGACGATACTCTGTCTTACAGCACTACGTCTTTGTCTAGCTACTTGTTGTTCTTGCTGTCTAATTTGAGTTTGTACAGCTTCTTGCTGAACTTGTAGAGCCTGTCGTGTAGCTTTATTAGCACGTTCTGCTTGAGTAATAGGATAAAGTAAATCAATTTTACCAAGCTGTCCTCTACGAGGATCAAGCCTTTTCTCAGTTTCGTAAAAAAAATCTCTTGCTCTATCTAATAAACCCATAGTATTCTCCTAAAACCTAGTATTTCTTCCTTGGATCATACCCCATCCTAGAAGGATAAAGTCTTTGCCTTGTTCACTTTCGTATTTAATTCTCATAGACCTGCCATGACCTCTGATCTTTAGTCTGGTGACTATAATATCTTCAGGGTACGCAAAGTTAGATAAGTTAGTTGGGTCAACTACAACAGGATACTTTAGTCTATAAGCTTGTTGTGTAGAACTAAAGGTATCCGCAAAGTCCCAAGCTGCTGAGACCAGAAGAGAAGATGGTCTGATAGATTCATAGCCATCTATAGCATTACCTGTGAAACCCTCTTCTGTTAATCTTGAGTAGACAGCAATGTAGGGTGCATTCTTCTTTGTCACTAGATCACCTACGAAGTCGTAACCTGTGACAGCAAAGGATGAGTAGTTTGTGTCACCCCAATCCAAAAAAGTTTCACTACTAAAGGATGCCATAGTGATCTTATTGCTGCTTCCCTCTCTTACTACGAGAACCAAAGCTGGGTCACCAGTAGCAAAACTTGAAACCTGAGTTGATACAACATCATCACCAGCAGATGTTACGACATCATCGGCACCACTGTTAGAGGTAACGTCAAGCTCAAGTTCAGCAGCCCCAAAACCTGAGTAGAATGCTAGACCTACTATACAGTCTGTACTTGATGTCTGATCTGGAACTGACCAAGGTATAAAAGCCTGAAGAGCTAAATCAAGAATGAGAAAGTTATTTAACTTAGATGCTACACCTTCGTTATTATTAGGATAAGCCCAATAAATTTTCTTGTTTATGCTATCGTAAACAGAGGTTACTTTATTTTTAACTGAGGTATTTATATTATCCCAAAAACTTTGAATAGTTGTCAAGCTTATATTTTGTTCTTGACCTTGGCCTGACACTGAGTCAGTCGTAAGTGTGTGAATACCAAACCTTGACCACCAGAAAGGTGTACCTTCAGCAGCTACAAATGTCTGAGGATTTAGAAGACCTACCTTAGACACACGGTTAATACCGTATTGAGAAGCGGAGAATACTCCGTCCACACCTGTGATCTGCCAGACACCATTCTCAGCAAAGACAAACAAGGCTGACTGATAAGGGTAAAGAAGTTGGATGTTAACTGCGTCAGGTATAACAAGAACACCACCATCACTAGCCAAAAGATCATTTAAGTATTCAGCAGTTGGGTCATTTACTTGGTGACAAATACCTAGATCGTTTACACTTTCTACAACTTTAGAGAATAGAACGTGACCCGCATGTTTAGCATCTGCAACACCTGAGTAAAACACACGACCACCAAAGGAAGCTACAGATTTAAATCTTGTGCCTATAGTTTCAGTGGATAGACCCGATCTAACTTTGTTGAAGAAGTCAACAAGATAGTGACCGTTAGAGGTTAATGTGTTACCAGCAAAAACTTTATCCCACTCTGCTGCACTAAAGTCATTACTAGAATCTTTACCTGCATACCAAGGGTGTGTAAGCGGTGGGTAATTACCTGAGTTAGCTGCTGACCAAGTACTTCTAGCTGCCTCACCTTTAGTTCCTACCCACCCAGCATTCTTTGTGTCATACGTTCTTGCTGCGTTTGTAGCACCTGCTGTCTTATAGGTGTCTGTGTTACCCTGCCAATCAAAATCTCTAACTTGAAAAGAAATTTCTACACTAGCAAACTCATTGCCTACACTAGCACTATTAAAAGTCACATAAATAGTATTAATAGCTTCAGATGAAACAATCAGATTACCGTTGATACTAGCGAACTGACACTTAGCTGATTCAGCCCCAGAAGAACCTGAGTACTCATGGGCAGTCAAGTCTACATAGTCTGTGTAACCTTGGGAAGAATAAGGTAGTGTTGACTTATTATAGAAGTAAAGATTGGAACCCTTTTGTACAACCAAGAACTCAAGGTCAGCGTTACCACCTACGTTTAGCCAATCACCAGTGTGAACAATCTCACTGTCAGAAACAGTAAAAGAAGACAGGACGTAGTTGCTTTCTAGAGCTACTCCTAGTCTTCTTCTCCTTGAGCCATCTCTACGTAGCTCACAATTTGATTCATCTACAGAGGCACCTTCAGGAAACGTTAGCTCACCAGCTTCAGTGATCAAACCCCTGACAAAGTTGTTAACTGCCTTCTGACCTAGACTTTGCGGCATTACGTTCTTTCTCTCTCATGTCTGCGTACTCATTTCTTTGGACTGTACGAGACTTAGGCTTGTTTCTTAGGTAACTCTCTAAGGCTTTCTTAGCTGCATTGACGCTTGTGTATCGTCCACTGAGTTCCTTGGGTACCTTACCATTCTTGAAGTTAATAACAAAGAAAGAAAAAGGACTTATCTCTTTTGATATTGTAACTTCTGTAACTAACTTCTCTGACTTAGCTACACAGGTTTGGTTTACTGTGTCTTCTGTAAAGTCTAGCATTATGTTCTTCCGTAGGATGGCCTTTTGTTTGCTCTTTTTGTTCTGTGCATATCGTTCTGTACGTAGGACTTTAAGCGTCTAGCTTGTTGTTCTACCTTAGGATCAGACCCAGCCTTAAACAAAGAGAAACAAGTTGACTTAGCTTCAGCTAAAAGGTAAGGCAACATGTTGTCATCTAGGTCTGGCTCAAAGCTATCTGAGATAGTAAAGGTTGGATAGACAGTACCATATGCTCTTGTTCTATTAGCTTCTAGTGTATTACCTGAGGAAGATTTATAAGCGTCCATAATAATATGGTAATCATCAAAAGAAGTGTAGTAGCTAGGGTCAACATTGTTATAGACAAATAAATCTGTGTTACCTACTTTGTCTGCTACTTTAAGTGAAGCACTAGACTGATCATCCATCTTCTCTAAGAACTCTAGAGGATGCACATAGTAAATACTTTTGTAATTACTTCCTGTGGTAGCTATATTATAAGACAAACTCTCAATTTGCTTTACATTGTCAGGGTACCTAAAGTGTGTAGGTCTTGCTAGTTCAGACAATGAGGTTAGTTTGAGAAGCTGTTGGTGCTCTGGTATATCCCTAGCTGATATGATATTATAGTATGTGTCTTCGATGACAGAAGCTATCTGTTCAGCTTCGTTAGTATCGCTGATAGAGTTCACATCTTCTGAATCCATATCGGACAGAATAGACTGAACCATTTCCAGAAGAGTACGTTTCATTATGCTGGTAAACCTTTAATTGTCCAGAAAATAGATGCGTAGTTTACAGTACTTGCTGAATCAATCTTTGAGTATATCTCAAGGTAATCATTAGTTGCTAAAGTATTATTTCCAAGTAAAGCAACAGAACCCCAAGAACCTGAACTAATAGTTCTAATTACATGAGACCCAGCTAAAGGAGACCCATTTTTATATATTCTCCATTCAACATCTTTGTTAGTTCCAGTTGCTTGTGAAGTAGATATTGAAATGTGAATATTAGATGAAAGACTTTGAGTGCCTGTGTACGTTAGTCTAGCATTAGGGGAATTACTTACAGTAAAACCATCAGCAGTTGATGAAGTTAATGTTGGGTTTATAACTGTAAACGATGTAGTTGCTGAGTGTGCATAAGCTGGGGTAGAAGCGTCAAATACTAGGTAAGCATCTACATGACTATGAGCTTGTCTCCAAGCACCTGAACCTGAACCATTAGCTATATAAATATCACCACTAAGTGCAGAGGCAGCACCCTTAGGTTCGTGTAAGTAAGGATCAGTAAGTGAACTGTGATTTACGTTAGCCATCTATAGCCCCTGCATCAGTTAAAGATATGATAACATACTTTATCTATCTTGTCAAGAAAAAAATGAGGATGCCCCTAAAAAACTTAGGGACACCCTAGTGTTTTATGGTTCGATGTATTCGATAACCAACTTGGCTTCACCAGCATTATAGGCTGCTGCGCCATAGTTAGCTTCGATGTACACATCTGCTGCACCAACAGTTGCTGTACCGCCTACGAGAGCACCGTCACAAGCTACTGCTTTGTCGGCTCCGATAGCCGCAAGAGCAATAGCATCGTCGATACCATTGGCGTCTACAACAGAACCGTCTTGCTCATAAGCACCGATTGTCAAAGTAGCTGCACCACCTGAGGTGAAAGCTGAAGTGACAATAAGGCTAGCTGAAGTGATGAACGAACCTGCTGGAATGAAAGCATCGTGATCTTGGGGAGTAACTGCTGAAGCAGCAAGGTCTGTCCCTGTGATCGTCATTACCAAGGCTTTCTTAGGAGAAACTGCTGTGCCACGCTTTGCGGCAACACCTGCTTCACCAGCCGTAAGGATTTCCAGACCGTCTGCATTAACATATGCCATGATTTAGTCCTCCTTACGCTACTGTTGGTTTCGTGATAACACGAACCATGTTTTCAGGACGATACAACTTGACACCATAACGAGCCGTTGTTACGAACTCATGACGTTGATGGTCTTTGTTGTACTCATAGTCAACCTCAGGCATCTGACGGAAGGCACCCACGAATGGGTTTACTTCTTGTGAAGCTGAGAAGAAGAGGTTAACCTTACCATTGGTGGTTGAGAAGTCACCAGTGCTTGCGCTAAACGCCTCTTCGAGACCTGAGTCAGTTGCATCTGCCAAGAAGTTTGAACAGTACACGTCGAAGCCATATACGTTTGCTACGAAACGCATACCAGTTGCGATACCGTCACGAACAAGTCCTTCGAAACGTGGGTTGTTTGACACGTTTACGATGTTACCTAAAGTGTTCAAGGCGTATTCAACTGAAGGATCAACGATAGCAACCAAGTTGTTATCTGGAACGCTTTGCTTTTTAAGGGCATAACGAGCATATGCAAACTCTTTAAGGGTGATGATCTCACCTGATCCAGAGGCTGCAACACGCATTTTAACGCCGTTAATTGTTTCTTCTGAGTTAGCAGAAACACCAGCTTCAGGGGCAGCAAGAGTGGTTGACTCAAAGTGCTCCATGATTGCACGTTCTTGTTCAGGGACAAAACGAGACATCAATTCGTTAGCATAGAATGTGTCTTGTTCTGCTTTCTTCGTCATGTAAGTAGCTGATGACAGATACTTGTCAACGGAGAATGTGAAGTTACCTGTGTCGAGTGGACGATAAGTAACTGCACTGTCTTCAGAGTAGTTGTCTACCTGTGCCTGACCGATAGAGGGAATGTTGAAATTGTTTCCATCAGGAAAACCATCAAGCATACGCACATATCGCTGTGCCATCATCTCATCACGCAGAATCTCTTTGAGTTCTGTTGAGTAGACTTGAGCACGTTGCAGGAACGAGGTATTAGATGTGGTCATTGCCATTTCTAAGTTCCTTCCTTATGCACCAAACTTGTCACCAAGACGGGCTTTGTCTTCAAACATTTGCTGTTGTGTCTTGGCTGAATAGTACATGTTACGATTTTCCCTACGTAGTTTTTGGTAGTAAGACCAATTACGTTCCGTAGAGGTTTGCATACCGACACCTTCGGTACGAACCGAACCTTGAGTTATAGGACTAAAGGTTTTCTTTGGTTCACCGATAAGAGCAAAGAAGGCAGAGGGAGATTCAGCAGCAATGTCACGCATACGTTCCAATGACATACCTAACTCAAATGCTTTCTTTTCGATTTCAGCTTTGGCTTCAGTGCCAAAACTTTTC